TCGCGTGTATATTCTTCGTGTTTGTTGCCACTGCTGCTGCCGCTAAGTAGTATTTACCTGTCTATTTCTGCCCGCGCTTGCGCTTCCTGTCTCTCTCGCAATCGAGCTTGGGCCAGTTCTTTCCGCTCTCGCTCTCTTCTCCCTCCTCTAATTCCGCCTCCTTTTCTCTTGAATCGCTTTGGCGAGGAAGAAGTCTTTGTTTTATCGTCAATTTGCTGTAAAGGCGTGGACGGCGACTGAGGCTGCGACGACATCGATCTATCCTCGGACGCTCCCGCGCCTTCCTCGAACACCGTCGCGTGCGACGAAATATTTTCTGATTTACGCTTTGGGAACTTTCGCGACGCGTCTCTCGTCGCGTTTCTTCTCCTATCTCTTCTTCCACCTTCGATATCTTCTCTTCTTCTGTTAGCGTTGTTGTTGTTAGTGTTGTGTTGGATGCTTACTTTCGAGAAACTTTGTTCCGCCTCTCTGAGCTCGCGCGAGGAAACCCCTAATAATCCAACCTCCTCTTTCATCCCTTCTTCTTTTTCTTCATCGCCTTCCTCTTCGTCTTCGTCTTCTTTGGATGACGTCTCGGAGGATTCTGAAAGTTCTGTCGGTGCCATGGCCATGATGATATCCATGACATCTCGCGCGCGTTCGATTGCGTCCATCTCTTCTCTCGTTACTTTTGCGCTCTGTTGTTGGTTGTGGTGGTGATGGTGATGCTCTACTCCCGACGAAACGACGGCGTTGGTTGCGACCACCGCGCCGCTGGATGATCCCATATTCAGCATACGTTCGAAAAAATTACCTTCGTCTCTGGATGACGTGCTCATCCTTTCCACGGACGAGCCGTCACCTTGCTGTCGCTTTACCAACACCAAATCCGCACCAGACGTTGCTTTTCTTTCCTTCTTCCGCAAGAATAGTTTCGCCGCTTTCGTGTTCATCGCGATGCAAGCGCCGTGTTGCATAACGTCGCGCCTTTGACACACCACCGCTCGTCCAGCGATAACGACTGCGTCCAAATCTTCACCAGTTAACGGTCGCGATCCAGGGGCGCCCGTGTACGACGACATGTGTTTTGCAATGCACGCGTCTCGTTGAATCACTCTCGCGTGCTCGATTTCCACCGACGACGAGTCTTTTACGTCAAATAGTCTCGCAAAGTACAGTAACGATACCAATCTCTTCAAATCTTCGGAATCGTATTTCTTACCATCTCTTTTCATCCTCGCGGCGGCGGCTACAATCGACGCCGAAGGCGGCGTCGGCGGTAAAGGCGGCGACAACATCACCCCTTCCTCCGTCCTCCCAAACTTCAACGGCAAACGCGGCGGCGACTTTGGCGATGCGCTGCTCGCCTTCACCGGCGATCTCCCCGTCTTCTCCTCTCCACCTCCTCCTCCAACAATTAACCAAGTGACAACTGCAGTAAGATCTGCACCTGCACCCCCAGCACCAAATCCTAAGACTTGATAACCAAAAGATTTACATCTTATTTTTGATTCTATGTTTGATGAATTCTTACTTGAAGTAAGTTTAATTTTTAAATCTCTCATATCTAAATTCCTTATGCGTCGTTAGCTGCATCAGTAGTGTAGAATATTTTAATACCGAGAACTCTTGCTACTCCCGTATAGGTATCTCCACCTGCGTTTGCATCTCTATATATTTGAAAATAAGTTTGTTGATCGTCTGCAGGAGAACCTGCAATTGTTACATCACCACTTACAGGACTAACTTGTTGATCCTCAATTGTTCCAATACCTGCATCTGTAACATCTACAGCTGTACCGTAAGCAACATCAATAGTATCACCATCACCAATAGCTACACCTTGTAAACCGAATATACAGTTACCTGTATTAGTAGTAGATGGAGTCCAAAAAACTTGATAAGTCACAGTTCCTAAATTCCATGATTTAGGAAAAGCTACTGAAAATTGTGCAAAATCATCTGCAGTATCTGCAAAATCCATTACTTTCATATCTGGTCTTAAAGCTGTTGTTTCAACTTGTGCAGCTTCTGCCGGGTTAGTTGTAGAAGGATACATAGCTGAAGAGGGAACCCATATAGTCTCAAGTCCTGCAATTTTAATTGCAGCTGTTCCTGATTTAAGAACTCCTGTTCCTTTAGGGTTTATATTTATACCAACATTAGTTTCACCACTTGTTGCTGAAAGAGTTGGTCCTGAAACTCCTGTACCCGCATTCGCTATAGTAAATTCACTAACTGCAGATCCTGTTGCAGTTAGGTTTATTAGTTCGTTTCCACCAGTATCTAAAATGTTTGTTCCAATTTTAGGTGAAGTTAAAGTTTTGTTTGTTAAAGTTTGTGTTCCTGTAAGAGTTACATCACCTGCTGTAGTTGAAAAGCCTGGTTCAACAACACCTGTGTTAGTTGCTACACCATCAAAATAAACTAGTTTCCATCCTTTATCTCCTGTTGCCCAAGTAACTGTTGCACCTGAACCTGTTGCTGCTTTTAATTGAAGTGTTTCTGCATTTGATGTTGCGTTTTTAATTATGTAAAAATTTTCTGTAAGTACCGGGAAAGTAACAATTCTTGAACCTCCTAAAGCCCCTGTAAATACAATTATTCTACTTGCAACAACAGCATTTAATGCTCCATCTGCTTTAGCAAATGCTACAGTTCCTGTACCAGCTACATCTTGTGATATATAACCACCAGAAATTTGTTCTATAAGATTTAAATTTGTATTTGTTTTTGTTCCCCAAGTACCAGCATTTTCGCCAGTTACCATTAACTCTACGCCGAGATCCGTGTATGTTGATGTCATAAAATTTTTTTCTCCTAATTATATATTTAATTTATATTTTGTTTTGTTCATATTGTCAACATACATTAGGTAGTCTTTCTAACCCAATTACCACTTTGAGTGGCTGTTGTTTTACTATAATTACCTGTTTGTTCAGCTGTAACACGTCCCCATCCTATAGGAGCTACGCCAGTAGGAGAAAGTGTAACAGTTGCTGATACTCCAGTCAAGCCCATTACGTCAGCTGGAGAAATTGCTCCTACAGCGGAAGTTGCTGAAACGCCAGTCAACCCCATTACATCAGCTGGAGAAATTGCTCCTACTGCGGAAGTTGCTGAAACTCCAACAGGTTGAACTGTTGGATTAGATGAAATATTTATTGCACCTACAGCACTCGTTGCTCCAAGTCCCGTTAATGATTCTGTGTAATCTCCTCTAGCAACTGGAGTACCTAAAGCTGTTGTTGCTGTAAGCCCTGTTAAAGGAACACCTTCTCCAATAATAATTGCACCTGCTGCAGATGTCGCTGCAACTCCGGTTAATGTTGTTGTGTTATCTATTGTAGGAGACAAAGCACCAAAAGCACTTGTTGCTGCAACTCCTGTTAATCCCATTACATCAGCTGGTGCAATTGCACCCACCGCAGCTGTTGCCGAAAGTCCTGTTAAAGTTTCTGTAGCAGAGTCAACACTGCCCCAACCATTTTCTCCCCAGTCCAAAGTTCCCCAACCAGGATAGAAAACAACACTTAATGCTCCTACGGCGGTTGTTGCTGAAACTCCAGTAATTGGAATTGTAAGACCAGATTCACCCCAGTTCTCTGCTCCCCATGTATCAGAGCCCCAACCTAATTCATTGAAAGGTGTAACTGTACCGAGTGCTGTTGTTAATTGTGAAGGTGCTGTAAGAGTTACATCAACGGCTTCTTGATCGCCCCATTGATTTTGTCCCCAGGTTGTTCCGGATGCGCCCCAAGTATTTGCCATAAGGAGTTTCTCCTTATGCTATACCGATAATTGCATTACCTGCAGTGGCTGCTGGAAATTCAATTGTGAAAGTTCCACTTGTAACGGTTTTATCTCCACCAAATGCAATGGTACAACATGCTGGATCACCAGATGCAGTATCATTAAAAATTAAACAACCGTTAGCTGTGAACGTAGCAGATGTCCATGAGATATTAGCAAAATCACAAACCGCTGTATCACTTGATAAAACTGGTGTTACACTTGTAAGAGCTTTTCCTTTTGCAGAATAAGAACTTCCAGATGTATTAGCCATTTCGTTAGTTGAACTATATGCAGTTGTTGATTTATTGATAGTTGCTGAACTTGTATACAAAGCTAGATTAAAAGTATTTCCAGATGATGCAGTAAAATTATGTGTTGCTGTTAAAATTTCTACTTTGAAACTATTACAAATTGCTGATGTTATTGCCATAAATTTTCTCCTAGTTATTGAGGTGGTGACTCTATTGGAATTCTTATTGTACCATCTGAGTAATCATCTCTTCTTCTTCTTCCAATTTGCATCGCTGCAAACTTTTGTAGTTCACTATTATACTTTTGTTCATACAATGTCAACAGGTCTGTTGGTCCTTTTAAGAAAGCAAATGCTT